GTGAACGCACATTTAGAGTCATAAGTAGTCTATCTGATATAATCAAAGGCCGTGAAGTCTTATGCCCTGCTAGTGAAGAGGCAGGCAGGCGAGTCACTTGTGAACGTTGCAAGTTATGCTCAGGCAATACAATTAAAGCTAAATCAATAGCTATCGTGGCACATGGTACAGCCAAGAATAAAGCAAGGAGTCTTATTAATGCATTATGAATCACTGCAACCTAATAAAGTAATTAAGATCACCAACGATCTATTAACGGACTCTGAATATGAGTCACTAACCAAGATACTTAACCGACTAGCCAATGAATCGGGAGTCGATTGGTCTTGTCATCATTATGAATTGGTTGGCAGTCTTAATATATACAGCTAATCTTTTTAATCTGTTTTCTCCCCACTGGCTCACGTGTAACAGCGTGAGTCTTTTTTTATGTAGTTCAACAGCCTAGAGTCTAAACGGTGGTTGTACGGGCTTTAAAACGGCTCTGATGGCGTCTTGATTTTATGTGTGATTCTCCTGCCGAATCCCTCGCCGACTTCAGTTAAAACCAAACCGAATCAGTTCAAACCAAACCAAAACCGAGCAAAAACGGTCATTTTACGTTACGTAACAAGCATTATTTCCACTATAGCCCTTGACTCATGGGGCCCTGGAGATTCCTGGGTGATTCGCGGCTGGGGGGCGGCATTCACCCCTATCTACAACATAAGAAAATTAGTTTGCCCTGTTTTAAACGGCTACATAATATGCGCTACCCACTTAAGTCAACTACACCACCAAGAAAAAAAGAATCGTTAGTTTTCAAACACATATAAAAAAACTTAAATTATTTACTTATATTATTCTGAAAAATACAGCTATATAATAAGTAAGAGACACAACGTAAGTATATACTTAAGATTTTAAACTATTAGTATATATATTAATAAAGTTAATAACTTAAGTTATAACTATAGTTGTAGTCTTAAAACTATTTCCCCTAAACCATGACGAATCTACTCAAATATTATTTAATGGAAGTGGTCATGCTGAAGAGGGGATTCTTATTTCCACTATAGGGTAGTAATAAAATGAAAGATGCACTTCCTTTTAGTGTAGTTATAGCGAACAAGGTTCGTAAGGGTATTCGTAGTGGAGTACCAGTAAAAGATATTATGGGTTCGATACAGAAGTATCAGTACGCACCTGCTTCTACAACTACATTCTATAAACTTTATGGTGGTATAATATCGGAAGAGAAAGCTGATATTGTAAGTCGTATTGGTGATGTTGTAGTTCAACAGGCATTAGACGGTGACTTTAAATCTCAAGAGTTATATTTAAGATCTAAGGGAGGTTGGTCACCTACATCTACTGTAAATGAAGTAGAACAAGATACTGACCCTGACACAGATGAAAGTGCCATAGATTCACTTATGGTATTATTAGGTAAGAGTTCTGACCCCGAACAAGGAAACTCTGATTATGATGCAGACGAAAAGAATTACGGCTGACGTACTTCGGGACTTACCCACTGAAAAAGTACAAGCCTTATTAAAACAACTGGGTCCTAAGAAGTCAGAGGAACTAAGACATAACTGGAATTTTTGGGCCAGACCTGAACAACTTGAACCTGAAGGTAATTGGAATGTTTGGGTAGCTCTTGCTGGTAGAGGATGGGGTAAAACTCGTGCTGGAGCAGAGTGGGTCAGACATAGAATACGTAAAGGTGATAAAATAGTCCATTGTGTGGCTCCAACTAAAGGTGATGTTCGTCGCGTGATGGTTGAGGGTGACAGTGGGCTATTAAGTGTATGTTGGTCTGGAGATAAGACATATAAGAATAAGGTAATGGGTTATCCTGTTTGGTCGCCTACGAATAATACCTTAACATGGGAGAATGGGGCTAAGGCTGTATTCTTCTCAGCAGAGGACCCAGAACGATTACGTGGTCCACAGGCATACAGTGCTTGGGCTGATGAGTTATGTGCTTGGAGAAACGCACAAGAGACTTGGGATATGATGATGTTTGGTTTACGATTAGGTCGTAGGCCACAACTCTTTGTAACGACAACGCCTAAGACAACAAAGTTATTAAGGGCTATACTAGAAGATGACAAGACAGTTATCTCTAAAGGGTCTACATACGATAACTCAGCTAATTTAGCAGATACGTTTCTAGATGCTGTAAGAAAGACATATGAGGGAACTCGTCTTGGTAGACAGGAACTCTATGCTGAAATACTAGACGAGGCTTCTGGGGCTTTGTGGAGTAGAGAATTATTAGCTAAATGTGAAATTAGAAAGGGTGATGTACCTGACCTAAACCGTGTTATCGTATCTATTGACCCAGCTATAACATCGAAGACAGACTCTGACTTAACTGGTATTGTAGTTGCAGGAGTAGATGTAAACGGTGTAGCTTACGTACTAGAAGATCATACTGGAAGATACACACCTCAACAATGGGCATCTAAAGCAGTAAATCTCTATTACGAGCATATGGCTGATAGAATTGTAGCTGAGAGAAATCAAGGTGGAGATATGGTAAGACATACTCTTCATACAGAAGACGAAACAATCCCAATTAAGTTAGTACACGCTTCAAGAGGCAAGATGGCAAGAGCCGAACCTGTTTCTGCACTTTATGAGCAAGGTAAAGTAAAGCACGTTAAGGGATTAAACGAATTAGAAGATCAGATGGTACAGTGGGAACCTTTAGGGTCCAAAGGATCACCAGACCGTCTTGATGCTTGCGTTTGGGCAATAACGGACCTTTCATTAAATGGATACGCCAAGCCCCAGTTGAAGTTGGCATATAGTAACGCACAAGGCTTAAAATAAAATGGTTGAAAAGCTCTCTGAAACAAAAGCCAAGTCTTATCTTGGTGTAGCTGGTGATAATACCACAAATGGTCAAATTAGAGCAGATGAATTTCTGCCAGAGTTACGTGGTAAACGTGCTATACGTAAATACCGTGAAATGAGAGATAACGACAGTACGATTGGTGCTGTCATGTATGCAACAGAACAAGTGTTAAGAGATGTTGATCTTAAGGTTATGCCAGCAGATGATTCTGAGGCGGCTAAAAGGGAAGCTGATTTTGTAGAATCTATATTTAACGATATGGATCATACATTAGACGATCATATATCAGAAGCTATATCTTCTTTATCTTATGGCTTTGCTTGGTTTGAAGTTGTATATAAAAGAAGAATTGGACCACAAGAGACTTCTGGTAAGAAGAACTCTAAATATACTGATGGTAGATTAGGTGTACGTAAGATATGTTCTCGTGCGCCTTGGACAGTTAGCAGATTTGAAGTAGACCATAAAACAGGTTATGTAAAAGGTTTATATCAGGATGTTGGTTTTCGTGGTAATACACACTTTATTCCTTCTTCTAAAAGTCTTTATTATAGAACTACTACTGTTAATGGAGATCCTTCTGGTAGATCGATACTTAGGAACGCTTATACTTCTTATGAGTATCTTAATAATATACAGTCTATTGAAGCTATAGCTATTGAAAGAGAACTAGCTGGTATTCCAGTAGCTCGTATTCCAGCAGAGTACTTATCTACAGATGCTTCTAGTGGTCAAACAACATTCGTAAATAATCTTAAGCAAATACTTAGAGATGTTAAGTTTAACGAACAAGGTTATATAATACTACCTTCTGATACATATCCAGATAAGGATGGTAGTCCAACAAGTCAAAAACTAGTTGATGTTGAATTAATGTCTTCTAACGGATCTCGAAACATAGATATAGATCCTGTTGTCAGAAGATACCAACACGACATAGCAAGAAGTGTACTATCTGAGTTTCTTATGCTTGGTGGTAATACTGCTGGTTCTTATGCGTTGTCTAAGTCTAAGACTGACTTATTCCTACGTGCATTAGAAAGCTACATACAATCTATAGTCGATGTCTTAAATAAACAACTTGTAGAACGACTATGGCAGTTAAACGGACTAGACTACAATCTAATGCCAACTATTGTAGCTGGTGATGTAGCTCCACACGATCTAAGAGAAATAGCTTCTTTCCTACGTAACTTAAATGGTGCAGACATTAATGTAAGTGATCACCCAGAAGTTATAGAGGATCTTATGAATATTGCTGAACTTCGATATGATGCAAATGCAAAAGTCATGGAGGAAGAGGAAGAAGTTGGAATAGCAGAGGAAGACGATGCCTAGTTTAGCAAATCGAGTATTTGACAACGGACTTACTGTTTTAGACACAGAAGCAAATAGGATAGATATAACTTCACAAGAAGCAACTACTTATGCTCAAGCAACATCTACATATACTTTAGGTAACTCTACTTCCTTAAGTATAGCCGCACCTTCAGACAGATCAGGTGGTGGTAGAGAGGTAGTAGCATCTGCTATATCAAATGGTTCAGTTACAGGCAACGGAACAGCAACTCATTACTCAATAGTAGATACAGGAAACTCCAGACTTCTTGCAACTGGAGCTTTAACTGCAAGTCAAGTCGTATCTTCTGGTAACACTTTTACACTAGGGTCATTTTCCATCGGTATCCCTGACCCTGCATAATAAAGGTCATGTAGTATGACAAGTAGGGTCCTACAAGAAAATACCGATTTAATACTTACTGAAAACAGTAATGTACTAATAAATGATAACTTTATTTCCACTGAGGGGTTCGTAACTGGAACACCAGTAGTATCAACCTCTGGAATATCTCAGCAACATAGTTTAAGCTGTAGTGTAATAGTTACTGGTAATACTGTCGTAAATAATGCAGTCTTTAATCAGATTCATGGCCTACAAGTTGTAAGTTTCACAACAGGGCAACCTGTAGTTTCAAACAGCACCATGATAGAAGATGAAGCAATAAATGTTCCATCTTTTGCTACTGGAAACCCAGTCTTACAAACGACTGCTATAACTCAACAACATAATTTATCACCCTATAGTATATTAACACCTAGCCCTGATGTGGGAGAAACTGATGATCCTACTAAACAAGAAATTGAGGAATTAGAAGAGATGTTTGGTGGATGGGGAAGAAGAGCTTACGAAGTACCTGATGGAAAGCTAGTACAAGCTGAACGTGAAGTACAAAGAACTTATGGCGATGTTATATCAATAGATAAGAAAGCTAAGTCTTTAATTAAGTTTGGTAAGTCTGGTGATTTAACAGCTAACAACGCTTTAGAGACTATTTGGACTGTAGGTGGAAATGAAACTTATGTAACTGGCAATACTATTGCTTACATATCATCATCTTCATCATCAGATACAGAAGAGATAACAATAGAGTGTCACACTGTAACTGGAACAGGTGTGAATAGTGTATTTACTTTTGTTACACAGAATGTAACTTTAAATGGTCAAACTCCAGTAGCTTTATCAACACCAGTTGCTCGTGTATCACGAATTTATAATAATGGTAGCTCTGAGTTAGTTGGCAGGGTTGTTGTGTATGAAAACACATCCGTTTCAAACGGAGTACCCAGTGATACAACTAAAATACACATAGATATACCTGCTGGTTTTCAACAGTCATTTAAGTCAGCTACAACTTTTAGTTCTTCGGATTATTTTATATTAACTGGTGCTTACGGATCTGTAAGTAAAAAGCAAGCCGCATCTGTAGACTTCTATTTAGAAGAAAGACAAGCAGGTAAAGTGTTTAGACAACTAGGTTCATTTACTGCATCTTCTGATGGTGGAGCATTTGATATAGAGTTTGATCCATCTATTGTAATAAAGAAAAACTCAGACATTAGGTTTAGAGCAGATACATCAACAAATAACTCTGTTGTATTTGCAATATTTAAAGGTTACTTAGCTTCGGTGGTTACATAATGCCATATCAATCAATAGGTGAATTACCTAAGAATGTAAGAGATAAACTATCTGATAAGAAACAAAGACAGTTTAAAGAAGTGTTTAATTCTGTCTATTCAAGTACAAGAGATGAAGGGAAAGCTATGGCTTCTGCATGGTCTGCTGTTAAGAAGGGTCAGTACGCAACTGACATATTTACTACCCAAAGAGAAGCTATTGCGAGAAGCATGGACATGGGTTTAGATGGTGAAACTCATATACACGAGTATGATGGTCAAGCTGTATTTATGCCAGCAAAGAGTCACGAAGAGTATATAAGATACTACGAAGTAGAAAGCTATGGTGAAAGACCAGAAGAAATGCAAATGGAAGCACCTTCAGTAGATCGTATGGAAGCACTAAGAGTTATTATACAAGAGATTATGAAAGAAGAGTTTGCTAAAGCTGAATACCAAGGTGAAAAGGTAACTTTAAATAAACCTAGACGTATTCAAGGTGGCAATAAGAAATTTGAAGTGTTTGTTCAGAGTGGAAGTAAAGTAAAGAGAGTTACATTCGGAGATCCTAACATGGAGATCAGAAGAGATAACCCTAAAGCTAGAGCTAACTTTAGAGCAAGACATTCCTGCGATACAGCAAAAGATAAGACATCTGCTAGATACTGGTCTTGTCGTATGTGGGAAGGAGGCACATCAGTGTCTGATTTAACTAAGAATATAGAAGGTCAAATACTAAAGACTGACGAAGAACAACGTCTGGTCTATGGTTGGGCCTCAGTCGTTTCTGAAAAAGGTGAACTTGTAGTTGACCGTCAGGGCGATGTGATTGAACCTGATACGCTCGTAAAAGCCGTAAACAACTTTATGGAAAATGTACGTGTCGGAAAAGAAATGCACAAAGGGGGTCAGATTGGAGTTGTAATACACTCTATGCCTATAACTAAAGAAATAGGTGAGTCCCTTGGCATACAGAGTGACCGTGAGGGCTGGATTGTGGCTTTCAAAGTCTATGACGATGATGTCTGGGCTAGAGTCAAGTCTGGTGAACTAGCGGCCTTCTCTATTGGGGGTCGTGCAAGCAAGGAGGACTACAGTGCCTAACCTTTTAAAACAGCTTGAACTGGAAGAATTGTCTTTGGTGGATCGACCAGCAAATGCACAAGCAATGGTTTCTTTGTACAAGCGTGATAATTCCAATGGAGAACATATGGAACAGAAAATTGAAAAAGTGTCTGAAGAGACAACTAAAGCTGAAGCACCAGAGGTAAACCCTCTAGAGGCTGAAGTAGAAACACTAAAAGCAGACAACGAGCGACTAACAAAATCGCTTGAAGAAGCAGGTTACATTGTTAAGTCAGATGTAATCGAGAAAAAAGTTGAACCAGAGTATGTTGAGTACGAAGGGGAACAGATCAATAAGGCAGATATACCTGCGCCTATCTTAAAGGCTCTTGAAAATGCTGAGATCGAAAAAGCTGACATTGAGTTGACTAAACGTGCAGAGGAGTTACTTCCTCATTTTAATGTGGCTGTAGCTAAACCTTTAGTAAAATCTTTTGCTGAAGATGAGGCAATAATGGAAGCTCTAAAAGCGGCAGATAAGACGTTTTCAGAATCCATGAAAGAGTTTGGTAAGTCAGATGCAGATGGCGAGTTTGCTACTTCTTCTGATAAACTAGACGCTCTTGTAAAGTCTTACATGAGTGAAAATGAAATGAAAAAAGGAGACTACGCCAAGGCTTACGCTATTGTTGCTAAGACTGATGAAGGTAAAGCTCTTATTAATAAATCCTATAAAGGGGAATAACTATGGCTGTAATGCAATCTCGTGATAATCGCTCATACAATGCTGGAGCCGATCTATCATCTGATCAATTTAAATTCGTAAAACTTGGTGCAGGTACTGTTACTCGTGCATCGACTCTCGGTGAGAACTGTCTTGGCATTCTTTTAAATAACCCTACAAGTGGAAACGCGGCTACTGTATGTGTATCTGGTAAGGTTATGATAAAAGTTGGTGCTGTTGCAGTTGCGGCTGGAGCAAAACTATGTACTGACGCTAATGGTCTAGCCAAAACTGCGGCTAGTTCACACATCGTAATGGGCTACGCTAATGAAGCTGGCGCGGCAGGGCAAATAATTGCTATGGAACTAATCCAAGGCGGTAACGCTGTATAATAGCATTTAGAAAGGAAATAACAAATGCCTCTATTAACACCATCTCAGGTACATATTGATCAGCCGTTAAGCAACTTAACGCTCGCTTATGTACAATCAAATGAAAACTTTGTTGCTGATAAGGTTTTCCCTGTCGTTGGCGTTGCTCGTCAATCAGACAAATACTATGAATATGATCGTGCGAATATGAATCGTACAGGTGATGTTCAGAAACTAGCTCCACGTACCGAAGTAAACAGAATCGGTATGTCACTTTCAAACTCTTCATACTATGCAGACGTTTACGGTCTAGGTATGGACTTCGATGAGCAAACATTAGCTAACGAAGATGCAATGTTGGAAGTAAGAGCCGCTGGTGCAGAAACTCTAGCTATGCGTCTTATGATACATAGAGAAGAGCAATTCGCATCTACATTCTTCGCTAACGCTGTTTGGACAACTAGTGTTTCTGGTGCCGCTAACGGTGCAGGTACTCCAGTTTACTGGAACGACTATACTAACTCAACACCTATTGCTGATGTTACTTTAGGTAGCCGTACTATGATGCTCACTTCTGGTGGGTTCAAACCAAACACAATGGTTGTTGGTAAAGAAGTTAGAGACAAGTTAGTTAACCATCCAGACATCTTAGCACGTTTGAATGGTGGATCAACAGTATCTAACCCTGCACTAATAGTAGATTCTAAACTAGCAGAAATCTTTGGTGTGGAAAACTTCTACGTAATGGAAGCCGTGAAAAACTCTTCTGCTGAAGGTGTTGCTGAAAGTAATGCGTTCATCGGTGGTAAACACGCTCTTCTATGTTACACACCTTCAAGTGCTGGTCTTATGTCACCAGCCGCAGGTTTGACATTCGCTTGGAACTCGATTCCAGGGGCTAACAACTTAGGTATAACAGTTGAGTCATTCTCTGATGATGCTCTTAAGCGTCAACAAGTAGCTGAACACATCCAAGTTAAGATGGCATACGACATGAAATTGGTCGGTGCTGACTTGGGTTACTTCTTTAACGCTATCGTTCAGTAACTTTAATTTCTACTGTGGGGGCTGTAGTGGCCCTCACTTTTTAACCCGAAAGGAATTGATATGACCCGATATGAAAAAATGCCTATGCAATTTGATAGGCCACTGTTTGTAAAAGAAGAGTTTAATTCTGCTGGAAGAGACTGGAAGAGAAACGACGAGTATAAATGGAAAGAATTAAGTATAGACGAAAACAAAGTTCTACAACTATACGCATTAAATTTCTTACATCATAACTCTGAATTAGAAACCACAATTAATACAGGCGATGGATTAGAAGCTCTTAATATAGAAAGTTTACATGGACTTGTAGACACTATAAACAAGAAAGTTGAAAGTAAGACTACCAGTAAAACTGACTTTGCACGTAAGAAATGTAAGAAGTCTAAGGTAGTAGATAAACAACGTGGCTTGATAAGAAGCTGGCGAAGAAATTTTGGGAATCTGGAGAGTGATTAATGGCTTGGAGCTACAATCCTGCACAACTAGGAACTTCAACTGAAGCTGAACGGATTAATTCTGTCAGGTTGTTATTGGGTGATACAGATACTTCTGACCAACAAGTACAGAATGAAGAAATAGTATTTGGATTAGGCCAGACAAGTGATAACATATATTATGCGGCCGCATGGTCTGCTAGGGTTGTTAGTGCTAAATACTCACGTAAAGTTACCACAAGTTTAGATGGTGCTTTAAAAGCTGACTACTCTGACCTAGCAACTCACTACTCAAGTTTAGCTGAAACCTTAGAATATCAAGGTAAGAAAGCTGGTGGTGGATTTGGTATAAAAGCTGGTGGTATAGAGATCTCTGTTATAGATTCTGTAAGGGAAGATACAAACAGGGTTCCACCTTCGTTTAGAAGAGATAGATTTAAGAACCCACCTAGCTATAGCGGTAATGATTACTCATCTGATTTTGACTAAGGAATAGAAAATGTCTTTTAGAGCCTATGACTTAGCCAAACTAGTAGACGACTTTGGTGAAACTCTTACACTACGTAAGAGAACCACTGCTGGAACGTATAATCCTGCTACTGGCTCTTTAAGCAACATGGCAACTACAGATTATTCTTTTGTGGGTTATTTCTACAATTATAATGTTGGTTTTACACCTACATTAGATCAGATAGAAAGAGGAACAAGAAAGTGTCTTATACCTGCACCTAACATAAGTGTTGCTCCTGATACAGACGATCAAATACTAAGAGGGTCTGACGCAGTTAATATAGTTCATGTTATAACTGCTTATTCTAACGGTACGGCTCTTCATTATATATGTGATGTAGTAAGCTAATGAGAACAACAATAAAAGTTAATAACTCTTATAAAAAGAAGTTAGATAGACTGTCAGAAATAGCAGATAACGGTGTAAAAGAAGAGTTGCATAGTATAGCAGATACAGCAATAAATGCATCACTAAATACACCCTCCCGTGTTGGAGGTTCAAGTTTTGTTAGATCAGGTGCTTATATAACATCGTTTTCTTTTAATGTTGGAGCTGGAAGACCTAGAGGTTATACTCTTCATGGAAGACCTCAAGCTGATCCACAAGAAAGAGCTAATGTTGGTAGACAACAATTAACTGCTGATATTGATAGAATACAGTATCCTTCTGAAGTTGGTTTTATACAACTTAGAAATAATGCACCTCATGCTAGATCAGTTGAAAAGTGGTATCATATTTTTAAAGTAGTGAGAAATCTTCATGGCTAGTATATATAATGACATAAGGGCGGCTCTAGAAACTAGACTTAGTAATATAAGTGGTATACCTTCTATTGCGTATGAAAATATACCGTTTGATCCTGTAGTAGGAACTAGCTATGTACAAAGTAAGTTTGTTCCTACATTAAGAAGGTCTGCTGTTATGGGAAGTCCAAACCCACAGCAAAGGTATCAGGGGTTATATGCTGTTACCCCACACACACCCGAAAAACTCGGTCCGTCTGTTGCTGATGATTTATCTAATGATATAATAGAATCGTTTGAAGCAACAACTGACATATCATTCACTAACTCGTCTAACGAGACAATAATCGTATCCATAGATTACGCTGAACGCCAGCAAGGTTTCTTGGATAGTCCTTGGTACTATGTTCCGATTAATATCGGATGGTACATTTACAAATAAATAGGAGATATTAAATGGCCTTTGCACAGGGTTCTAGATCCAGTCTGTCGTACATAGTCGAAAGCACTTTTGGTACAACACCTTCTGGTAACTTTACTACACTACCTTTCACATCACACTCTTTAAATCTAACTAAAGATATAATGGAAGGAAATGACATTCAAGCTGACCGTATGCCTAGAGTTAACAGGCAAGGTAACAGACAAACAAGCGGAGATATAGCTGTTGATCTACGTAGAGGAGATTTTGATCCTTTACTAGAAGCCGCAATGTTAAGTACTTGGTCCTCTGACGTACTTAAAGTTGGTACAACACCTAAATTCTTCTCTATAGAAGATTATGCTTCTGACATTGATCAGGCAAGATTATTTACAGGTATGACTGTATCTACTCTTGGTATATCTATGGCTCCAAACCAAATGGTAGCAACTACTTTTGGTATGGTAGGTAAAGATATGACAATAAGTCAAACACAGAAAACATTAAATGCTTCTGGAACATATGCTCCTTTTGATGCGTACAGTGGTAGTATCGGTATAGGTGCTATCGGAACTGGTACACCATCATCAGTAGCTGTTGTAACAGGTATAGACTTTACACTAGAAAACTCATACGCTCCAACATTTGTTATTGGTAGTGATAGCGCACCATCTCTTGAGTATGGAAGAGCTGAAGTATCAGGTACAATATCTGCTTACTTTGAAGATGCGGCCTTAATAAACAGGTTCTTAAATGAAACAGAAACTGGAGTACAGGTTATTGTAAATGACCCAACTGGTTCTAATCCATACACATTTAAATTCCCACGGTGTAAGATTAACAGTGCGGATGTAGGTGTAGATGGTCCTACTAGCAGAATAGTAAGTATGGAATTTGTTGGTCTGTATGATACAGGTGAAACAAGCAATATGGAAATAACAAGAACATCGTAATCCCTAGCTAGGGTGGGGGATTGTCGGTGTCGGGTCTGGCCTTCCCCCAACTAAAACTAAAACCCGACTTTACAACCCGAAAGGAACTCGACATGGATTTAAAAGATTTAACACCTATAAATGATACTGTAAATGTACCAATCGTGCATCCAACTACTTTAGACCCACTACTTAATGATGATAAGTCTGAGATGAGTATAACTGTTTACGCACCTCATGCTAAAGAGTATAAAAAGGCAGTTTTTGATCAAACTAATAGAAGATTAAAACAAGCTCAAGGTAAAAGAAAGGTAGATGTTACAGCAGAGGATCTTGAAGAATCAACCCTTGAGCTGTTAGCTAAAGCTACTAAAGGGTGGAACATTACTTACAACAAGGAACAACCTAAGTTCTCTGTTGATAAAGCAAAGGAGATTTACTCTGAGGTATTTTGGATTCGTGATCAGATTGAGGAGGCTGTTTCTACCTCTCTGGATTTTACGAAAGCCTGATTGAAGAACTAGTTGAGTTTGCTGAACACAGCTTTAAACTTAATGTTCCTGATCAAAATGGCACAACAGAATATGAACATTTAGAACAAGTTGAAAGGCAGACTGGACATAGACCACAAGCATTAAATGGACCCCAATTTCCATCGCTAGTGTCTCATATCTGGTCTGCCTTTGTTACTTTAAGCAACAGTAGAACTGCTGGTTTTTCTGGAGCTAACCCCTTAAGTTATGAACAAATAAAAGCATGGAGAGATTTAACTGCTACGCCAATTTCCACTTGGGAGGTCGAAGCAATAAAACGTCTTGATGAAGTATATATGAAGGTTAATAATAGTAATGGCTGATGATATAAACATTGTAATATCTGTAGAGGACAGGGATGTTATTCGTGCGCGAAAACACCAGAATAAACTGCAAGCGGCTGTTGCTCAACTTGAGAAGGAGTTTAGAAAGCAAAATATAACTGGTGGTAAGATGCGTTCTGAGTTAAATAAACAAGCATCTGCTTTAGCTAGATTAGGTGGCTCTTATAAAAAGGCTTTATCAGAAGTAAATACCTACGCTTCTAGATTAAATAAAGCCACAGACGCACAAGTACATCAAGCTCAAGCTATGGCTATGGCTAAGAGAGGTATGAATAAGTTTGGAATGGTATCTCAACAGGTAGGTTATCAGGTTGGTGACTTCTTTGTTCAGGTTCAGTCAGGTACTTCAGCTTTAGTTGCATTCGGTCAACAGGGTACACAGTTAGCTGGATTAATCCCTGGAATCGGTGGTGCTATAATTGGTATTGGTCTTGCCATAGGTACTATGGTTTTAAGAACTCGTCAGCAAATGAATGCGGCTGAAGATACTGTTATGTCTTATAAACAGATTATAAAAGAATTAGGAGAGGAGACTAAAGAGCTAGTAACACAAAATGATTTATTAGCAAGCGGATTTAAAAGTATAGCCGCACTTCGCGCAAAAGAAAGTATTGAAGAGTTTAATAAAGAGATAGATAAACTCTCTAAAAATATTGATGATTTAAATAAGAAACCAGAAGATGTTGGTGGTTTTCGTGGAGCCATAGCAAAAGGTCTTGCATCACTTGGGGCAGGTGGTGGAGCGCAAGATGCCACAAAATTTATGCTTGATCAACTAATGGATTTACGTGAAAAAAGAGATGCGTTATTAAAAATAATAGATAAAAGTGACGAAGAAAAAGCTAGAACTAGGTCATTAAATAGAGAACGAGAACAAAATAAAACAGAAGCTATTTTTTACAATAACAGATTTAATAATTTTGTAAAAGAAATAACAAGGTATCAAAATAGAGTTGACGCTTATCAAAAATATGCAGAAAGTAGATCACAATCTAACTTAGAAACTAGAGTATCTAAAGAACAACAGATATTAGCAAATCGAGAAGATCCTAATATAAGAGGTGCAAGAGAGTTACAAAGTGGTTTTGGAAATATGGTAAGGTTTATTGATAACCAGTTAAACAACTTAAAGATAAAAGAAGATAATCTTAATAAGGGTTTACTTCGTCAATTTCAAGAATATGCAGAATCAAGACTAAAAGGAGAAGCAAATCTTACTGAGCAACTTAGTAAACAATATGATGATCGTATATTAAGACAGCAAGGTATTATGCAAGGTGAGTATAAAACTGATCTTGAGAAAGCAAACTTATTAAAAGAAACTACTAAACAGTTTGAGCTACAAAATAAAGAAGCTGAAGATAGAATAAAACTCATAGAGGTAGAATTAAAATACGGAGAAGATAGCCTAGAACTTGAAAAAGCTATATTACAACAAGAAAGATGGAGAAAAATAGAAGCCGCTAGAGAAGCTAAGCTAAGCGAAGGTATGATACACGTTTTAGATATGCGGTGGACTAGAGAAATGAATCTTTTACTTTTAGCTAGAAAACAGAGGGAAGAGAAAGAAAAACTACTAGAGCTTGAACAAGAAAGAGCAGACTTTGAGAAGAAAATAGAAGGTTTCCTAGAGTCTGGATTTATGTCTATGATTGACGGTACTAAGTCTGTAACTGATGCTTTCAGATCTATGGCTAGAGATGTAATAAAAGAGCTATACAGAATACTTGTAGTACAACAAATAGTAAATCAAGCTAAAACTGCTATACAGAGTCTATCAGGGTTTGCATTTCCTAGTGCTAGTAGTAGCGCAATTACTAGTGGTCAGACAACTGCTTACGCTAATGGTGGTGTTGTTGGTTCTCCTACTATGTTCCCAATGTCAGGTGGTAACACTGGACTCATGGGTGAAGCTGGACCAGAAGCCATACTTCCTCTAAAGAGAGGACCTAACGGTAAACTGGGCGTTGAATCATCAGGGGGGAGTGTTGTAGTTAATCAAACTATTAATGTTTCTACTGGTGTAGCCCAGACAGTAAGAAACGAAATAAAAACTCTTATGCCTCAGATAGCAGAAGGTGCTAAGTCAGCAGTCCTAGATGCTAAACGTAGAGGTGGATCATTTGGGAGTGCATTCGCATGAGCATAAGTTACCCACTAACATTACCAACTGTAACTGGTATTCAAGATATTACATTTACTGCTGTTAATGCGGTAGCAATGTCTATGTCTCCTTTTACATATAAACAACAAGTATTTGCTCATCAAGGTCAAAGGTGGGAAGTTGATGTTACTCTACCGCCTATGAAAAGAGATAATGCTGAAGTATGGGTTGCTTGGTTAGTAAGTCTTAAGGGATTAAGGGGTACTTTTCTACTGGGGGACCCTAATAATGCGACTGCAAGAGGTTCAGTTGGAGGAACACCTTTAGTTAATGGTGCTAATCAAACAGGTGATACATTAAACATAGATGGGTGTACAGCTTCTCAGTCTCCTTGGATTAAAGCAGGTGACTACATACAACTAGGTTCTGCTAGTTCTGCTTCATTACATAAAGTTATGGTTGATGCAAATAGTGATGGGTCAGGTCAAGTGTTACTAGACATATGGCCTAACATTAATGTTGCACAAGCTGATAACGCTACTGTAGTTACTTCTAATACAGTTGGTGTATTTAGACTTAATGATAACACAAGTAACTGGAGCATCAATGATGTTTCAAACTACGGTATTACTTTTGGTGCAGTACAGGCAATAGTATGAGTAGAGATCTTACAGGTATACTATCTTACCTTGAGTTCGATGAGGTTAAACCGTTTTTTGCTGTAGAATTACTATTTGAAACTGGTACATCTATTGGTACAGCTACAACTTCCCTAACTGCTAGTATAAATGCAAGTCAAACTACCCTAGCTGTTGAATCGGTTGCTGGGTTATTTTCTGACGGTACTGTAACAATAGGTTCTGAAGAAATCTCATATACAGGAATTACAGATCTAACTTTAACAGGTTTAACAAGAGGTATTAATAGTACAACAGCCGCATCTCATAGTGATAATGCAACAGTTACAGGTAACACTATACTTTCTGCACCTCTATATTTTTGGACAGGTATTGGTGATACAACAATAGATGGGATTACTTATACAGGTACTGGAAATCTTATGCAGATCTCTAGTATAAAGGAAACTGCTGAAATACAGGCCGCAGGTGCAAACTTAACACTAAGTGGTATTCCAGCAGATATGCTAAGTTTAGCATTAAGTGTTCCTTATCAAGGTCGAATTGGTAAAATTAAGTTTGGTTTGATTGATGCTGATAATAACTTATTAGAGCTTGAAAGTGCCTTTAATATGTTACTTGAAAGTGGAATTGACATAGGTTTAGAAAACGTAGAACAATCAAATGTTCTTGTTGATATGTTTGTTGGGTACATGGATCAAATGAACATTGATGAAAGTGCAGAGACATCTATAATTAGTTTATCTTTAGAAAGCAAGTTATTAGACTTAGATAGACCAGTTATTAGAAGGTACAACAACGAAAGTCAAAAAGCAGTATTTCCAAATGATAAAGCGTTTGAGTTTTTAAATGACTTACAAGGTAAAGATCTAAGTTGGGGAAGATCTACTCAAAGCAACTCTAATTCTAGTAATGTTCCTTCTGGTTTTACAGGAGACAGGTAATCCAGTGAAACTAATTAATTGGAAAGAGAACTTAAGACAATATATTAATAATTGTAAAGACAAGGGTTTTATATGGGGTAAATGGGATTGCCTTAAATTTGTTAATGGTGCAGTTAAAGCTCAACGTAATATAGGTTTTGCAGATGATTGGTTTGGATCTTACTCAACTCCAAGAGGAGCGGCACTAAACTACGCTAGGATTACTCGTTATGGAATATATAATAATATTATTGACGGACTAGATGATAGATTAGGAAGAATACAAACACCTAAAGTAGGCTCTATAATTGCAATAGAATCAGATAAAGACGTTCTTGGTTATTCTTTAGGTGTAAAAGTAGATGACAGAACAGCTTTTGTTGGTGATGAGGGCTTATTGTTCTTTAATTTAAATAGGTACATTGCTTGGGGTGTAGAATGAGAAAGATACTATTAGCTACTACATTCTTAACCTGTGGTTTAATTCCCACGGTAGCCCATGCTGATCCTGTTTCTATTGGAATGGCACTACTTTCTTCAATGCCAACTACTGCGGCCGCATGGTCTGCACTTACATTTCAAACTTTTATGGGTTCTTTTATACCTAGATTAGCTCTAGGTTATGCTCTTAATGCTTTAATACCTAAACCTTCTCTAAAAGGACCACAAGGTTACTCAGTAAATACTTTAGGTTCTGCACAACCTACTGCTGTTATATACGGTAAAGTTAAAGTTGGTGGTGTTATATTCTATCAAGAAACAACTAACGACAATAAATACTTACACAGTTTAATTGCTTTAGCTGGACATCAAGTACAACAAATAGAAAAAGTATATTTAAATGATGAAGAACTTACACTAACAACTTCATCAAATGACTCTAACGGTTTGCCAATATATGAAGTATCCTCTCCAACTAAGTACGCTGGTAAGGTAAGAATTAAATTACACTTAGGTGAAGACAACCAAGCGGCTGATGCAACTCTAGCTTCAGAAAGTTCTAAATGGGGTGTTGACTATAAAGCAAGTGGTATAGCTTACATATATACACGATTTGAATTTGATG